CTCTTTCCCTACACGACGCTCTTCCGATCTATCATGCGATGCTTTAGCGCTTTACTCCAGGTGTAATAATTCGTCACATACGGATTCGTATTGCCGCGTGCGTTTGGGAATGTTTGTGATCGTGGCCGCGCACACCCCGACGTCTGGCTAGTAATTTTGTACTGGTGCCGATGTAAAACGTAACATAAAAAACCCTCATCAAACCCTGCTGACGGATAGGTATTTGTACTGTTGAGATGTGTTTCAATTTTGTGTAAACTTTCGTAACGGGCGCGGTCATTTCCCCGATTAAATTCCCCCATCCCCAAAAGCCGCTAACAGAGCATATATATATTGGGGCTTCCCTCCACTCCCTACGATTCCCCTCAGACTCATTTTAAGCTATCTACAAGGCCCTACAAGACCCCTCAAATAGGTCTCAAGTATCATTGGGTAGAAGCCTCAAACCAACCCCTCTGGAGGCCCTAAAAAACTATGCATAAAATGCTTAAGGGCTATATTAATATATTAATAATATTATATATAAGTATTGCGACACGAATAGTCGCACGTTTTACCACCAAATGTCGCGTGGACGACCATGGATTGTCGCGACAAATGGTGTCGTTCGACAATCTTGTCCTCCTAACGCTCCATAATTCTTGCTATCAAAACAGCCTGCTAACGGGTAAGAAAACGCTAAAAAAAAATCCCCCCGAAGGAGGAGAGAAAAGCTAGGCACCCATGCCAATCATAAAAGTCAAACCACCTCCGACTAGAAGCCAGAAGAAAAATAATTCGATACCCATGCTCAAGCTCCACAATACAACTTGATGTCCCGTGTCTGATCCAACGGTACATTCAATGCTGCAACCGAGAATGCCTCGTACTCCAAAAGCAATACCAGATCAGATGCACCATTCGCACGATAGATCTCCGTAATACTTGCGACCTGTTCTGATCCTAAGGTGGACTGAGCTAAAGCACTAGGCGACTTGTATACCGGTGTCAATGCATGATCATGATTAGTACCAACAGCACAATCCTGAATAAAGTGCTGGGCCTCATGCCGCAACGTATCCAAATCATTGGCCGTCCATTCCACCATCGGACCATTAGGAGTTCCATTGTCCTGGCAAACAGCTAGTACACGATTACCACCAGAATAGAAGCCCATCATCCCTTCCTTACACCGGTCATGGTTGATTGCAACCTTAACCCCATTACGCTGGATCGCTTCGACCAATAACACATGGGCCTCACCACTCCCTTCCTTCACACTACTTGCTGTTGGTGTGGCATCTGACGCTGAGGCGAAGCCGAATGCGGCAAGCCCGGTTAGGGCTAGGGCAGCGATGGTCTTTTTGAGGGACATAAGAAACTCCTTTGGTTGATGGGTTGATTGTAGCATGGAATGGATCAGAAGCACCACTCACTGGCAATGGCATTGGCAAATGCTTCACTGTTGGCGCCGTAAGAACTCCAACTGAAAGGAGCGCAGGTTACGGTGACCTGTTCGGGACCATTGGGGCCATACACTGTGATGAAGTCAGGAGCGCTCCAGGAGCCTGATTGAACCACGTCCACGGTAAATCCATTGATGTGGCCCCTTTGGCTCCTTGTAGAGGCTTCTAGAGGGCTTAGAGAGGCAATGCTGAGTAGGGTTGCAGCTGAGATTACAGAAAAAAGTTTCATAGAGGGTTTTTGGCGAAGGTTTTGATTGGGAAAAGTGTAGCACGTTTTAGAGCTTAAGGATCGGCTTGGTGAACTCGATATCTCCGTAACCGTACTTGGTGAGGAAGATGCCGTTACCGTTGTCGATCTCTCCGAACTCAAGACTGTAGTCAGAGTTGGCGATAGCTGTGAAGCCTGGGAACTCATTGGTGGCGTTTTCCCAAAGGAGGGACCAGTTGCCGATGTAGATGTGGCCGCCTTGGGATGTGATGTTGAAGATCATTTTTTCTCCTTGGTTTGGGTGTTGTACAGCTTGGGACGGATGGAACCAAATCCAGACTTGATTCCAATCACGCTGACTCCTGAATCGGAGTAGGCGTCAAATATATCACACTTAGTGAAAGCCCTTACGGCATCGCTGGAAACCACACCGTCTGGAAAACGGAAAGTAACAAGGTGCGCATCAGTCGGCAGGTCACTGCTCAGGTCATTGAGCTCGCTTTCACTGGTTTCAGACATGATGTGCTGAACACCGTAAAGCTGGAGAGTCGTTGCAAACTCTGGGCTTGGCTCGACATTAAGGTCAAGTGCTGCATCAAGGAAGTGGTTGGCGTTGCAACCGGGGTGGACAAAAGTAGTCATGAGCAACCTCGGATAACGGAATGGATGCGGCCTGGGTGTAAGGCAAGGGCAGGAACCTCATGCCTTGCAGCCTCAATAGCCTCTGTGACATGCTCTGCTTCAACGCAGATGTCAATCTTGGCTCCCTCGAAGTTGAGGTAGCGGATCGTGTAGCGGGATGGATCAGTCATTGGAGCTCCTTAAATGCGGTCAGATAGGCAGCGTGGGCTTCCTCAGCTGTTTCAAAGTAGCCGAGACACTTGTGCTTGCCTTCGATCCAAATCGTAGCACGGAAAGGACGGGATCGGCACCTTTTGTCGAAACTGACGCCCTTGAAGCCTGTTTCGTTACATGCTGTCGTATTTTGGTGTTGATCCCTAGTGCTGAGCCAGCGCAAATTAAATGGGTGATTGTCTCGGTGGTTAAGGTTGATATGGTCAACCTGCATGTCTTGACGATCTTCACCCGTCTTCATCTTCTGTATGATGCGGTGAACGGTGTAGTAAACACCGTTAAGGCGAATGCCCATATATTTACCAGACAGGCAGCCAGCAGGGTCTCCAGCCTTTCTGACATTGCTGTAGGTCGCCTTAGCGTATCGAAGCCCGGTAGGGCTGGTGCTGTCGACGTAGAAGCGGTCGAACAACTCCTCTATGCTGGGCATCGATCTGTAGGTCATAGTCTAGTCTCCAGGTATTGTCCTGCAAGAACCAGCTTACCTGTCTCTATGTTGAAGCCAACAGTTTGCCTGAGACGGAAGAAGTCGTCTTCGCACAACCTCAATTCTTCACGAAAACGGCAACCGTTGTACTGGGTCCTCATCACAAGGCAGTCTTCATCAATCACTTGGATCTTAGAAGAGTTGGCGCCTTTACCAAAATAATCTCTAGACCGATGCAAGGTGTCGCCCTCAAGAGTTAGCACCATCTCTCCACTGGTTTGACCCTTCCAGTCAATGGTGAATCGGCCATGCTCGTCTTCCGTCATGGTGAAGTTTGTGGTCAGGTTCACCGGCTCAAGCTTAGGAGCGTACAGATAACGCCTCTGGCTGGTCCAGGAGCCGATAGAACGGCGTAGGAAAGTGCGTGCAGTCATAATGATCCTCCAAAAGCTTTTTCGATGGCCTCTTTGGCCTGGACGTGTTTCTCGCTGTATTTGTAAGCCTTCATGAAGGCCAACTCAAACAGCTTAGTGGTGGTCAGTGACGTAATTGCCAACATGGTGGGGTCTTCCAGTTGCCTGTAGACCTCTGGCTGCCAATCAGCCATAACCCTGATGAAGTCTCTGACCATATAGATGGCCTCTTCGTCTGGCATGTTGCCGACCATCTCCCGAGCAATCTGCTCGGCGTAGTCAACCATTTCTGAGGGCTCAAATTGTGCGGTCATTTTCTTTGGTAGCAACGTTGTGAAATAGCTGAAGCTTCCTCGGGTTCAAGGATCCCTTCCCTTACTGCCACGTTAAGCTCGTGGTCCACCTCTCGACAAAGAGCGTCATTACCAAGTTCGTCGGGGGAGACCTCAAAGGCAACAAGGATGCCAATACTGCAGACAGTAAGGGCCAGTAAGAATCTGTTTAGGGTGCTCATCTGATTTGGGACTCCAGGGAGAAAATAATTCCGACGAAGAGGACTCCGACAGCAATAGCGGAGCCACCTAATGCAATGAATTCAATCATAGTAAGCGTTGTGCGATAGCGAAGATGGATGCGGCGATGAAGAAATAGCTGAGACGTGCCATGTCCTTGGCGTCGGTATGGAGGAAGTAAGGGATCCTCAAGGTCTCGGCAACAAGCTTACCCACTGCGCCCATGATCACATCGCCGGAAATGATCATAGCCATGTAGGCAACGATGCCAAGGTAGACCGAGTAGTTCTTGAGCTCGTAAGCTTTCCCACGGGTCACGTAACGCTTAATCATGGCTGGCCTCAGCAGAGAGAAGGTCAACAGTGTCGCCTTTGCTTGTAATGCTGACGACACGGCGAGCGTCGAAGCTGCGCCATTGGCCGATCTTAGTGTCTACAACCCGAAAGATGTTGGGGTCGGAGCACTTGGTACCTGTCCCTTTGACCTCACCATACTGCTTGGGGTTAATGGTGATTTTGCGCTGGGTGCCGTCCTTCTTCTCAAAGATGACAGAAACAAAAGTAGAGCCAGCGCTCGAAAGGATTTCGTTGATGAGCTGTGCGTTAGTCATGGCGGGAACCTCCTTGGGTATGTGAGTATCGTACAGCAAAAGGGAGAGGAAAGCAAGCTAAGAGAAATAATCTTGGACAGTTGTGAAGTTGTCTACACATTCCTGATGGTAGAAGTTCAGGTCAATACAGGCCTTGCGTAGGTCCCGAAGGAATGGGCCAGCACCTCTGTCCGGACCTTGTTCACCCAGATACTCGTCAATGGACTCCTTAAGGCGCTCGTAGCGCTGTTGCTCATAGTTGGGGTTCATAATCTTGTTACCGCTCTGTCGAGACGGTCGAGTAGTTTACTGATGGTCTTGAAATCGTCTGGGTCGAGCTCCCTAACAACAGCGGCATGGCCAAGAGCGTAAAAGAGAATGTCTAATTCATTCTCATAGATCTTGACGCTTGTGTGCTTGTTCTTGCTCATCGCTTTACATAGCAGGGTTGGAGGATTCCGCCGTCGCGGTCGTCATCGTCGTCGTCTTGCTCTGCAGAGAGAATGACAGAGGCAACGCCTAAAACAAAGAAGGTGGTGAAGCACTGGGCGCCATAGTAGAGGAAGTCGTACAGGGTCATAAGAGGTTCTGGTTGGTGAGTTGTTTGGCTAGGTTATCACGGAGGCCGTTGATCCGTGCGTCGTCATAGGCTTGGAAGTGTCCTTGCTTCTCCACTTTTTTGTAGTAATGGAGAGCGTTGATGATAATGGTGTAGTCTTCGACGGTCAGTTCAAAATTCATGATTTGTTACGTTTTTTTGGTTGATTTTGGTTCGACGAAATCGACTTCAGTGCCGTCGACCAGCACCTCAAATCGAACGCCAAAAGCGTCGGCAGTCTCAGCAAAAGCTCTTGCAATCTGAACCCAGGTGTCATGGACAAGATCCTGGTCCCAAGCGTAATTGCCTTTGGCGCTTTTTTGTTTGATGACCCTTAGCCTTTCGGTTAGCTTTACAACCGCTGGTGGAAACAAGCGGCTAAAATTTGCGCGTTTGGTCTGCTCGTCCATTAGTTGTCCTCCTTTTGTTGTGATGGAGCCTCGTAGGCATTTCTGATGGCCTTGACGGCCTTGTAGGCATCTCTGAAGCGATTCTGAGCTTCGAGCACATCAGGATGGTCATAGCCAAGCTCTTTGATTAGCTCTAGCTCTTTGCGGCCCAGCTCCGTGAGCCAACTACTTTGAGCAGCCTTGTCATGCATGATTAGTCCTCCAGGGTTGTAGAGATGATGTCGCCAGGTACGCAGTCGAGAAGGTCAGCAATGTACCTAATCCCTTCTGAATCATACCGACCGAAGTCTAAATCGTCAAGAGTGCAGATGACGTGGTCATAATGGCGGGCTCCAGGGATGACAGCAAAGCCTTCATCGCAGGACCAGTGATCCTCAAGAGCGAAGAGGCCCTTGGTGATTCTGCCGTTGTTGTAGGCCTCGATGGTGATTGAGCAGGTGTTCATGGTTACCTCCTTTGGTTGATGGGTTAATTGTAGCAGGTGATGGGGCCTTGAGGTGGCCCCGTTTACATTAATTAAAGAGCCCTCAGGTCGTCGATGTCGATGCAGGCATTGGGGAACTTGTTGCAGTAGCGGGTGTAGGCATCGTCGGCTTCGGCGTAGGTTTCGTAGCTGTTGAGGATCTTGATCTCTTCGCCGTCAAAGTGTGTGACTACGAAAGGCTTGGTGAGGATGGTGGCGGAAGTGTTGAACATGGTTGGCTCCTTTGGTTGATGGGTTGATTGTAGCACGTTACCAGTCAGCTTGTCTAGCTTGAGCCTCTTCCTCAAGAATGAGTACAAGCTCCCAGTGCTCCAGATCATCAATCTCGCCATCTTCTACCAGCTCAAGGGCGACGCAAATCTCGCGAAGTTCTTCAGTAGTAGCATCGTCGATTGGATTGGAAATAGGTTCAGCGAAGTTAGCCATGGGTGATCTCCTTTGGGACTCCTACAGTATTGCATAAAAAAAAGCCCCAGGTCAACCCCAGGGCTTGAGTATTTTTGCTCAACTTCAGCGTTTACCGGCGAACTTGAGGATTGTTGCAAAGAAAGCGCAGCCAGCGTAGAGACCGACAGCAGAAAGGAGGCATTCAGTCATGACGAAAGTTCGACTAATCCCATTTTGCCTTGCTGAAAGCCATAAAAACCTATTTGTTAGTGATCCCCGACCACTTTATAGGCAAATTCTCATGAAAAAGCCCCAGCAGATGCCAGGGCAAGGGTCCGGTTGGTCAGGAATTAGGCGGAATACTTAACGCCCCGGTACGTTTTAGTAGGAGTGCTAATCCTGGGAGCAGAGTCCCCTGAAGAAGAGTACGGAACTCCCCTGTAGGCTTTAGCCATGAGAAACTGCGCCTCATTGAGACGCTGCTTGCGCTGAGTAGAGCGCTTGATCAGGATGAGAGGTGACATAAAGTCCTCCACAGTGCCTGGGCTCCCGTTGCCTAGCCCAGGTCTTACTGCGACGGCAGCTAACGCTTACCGTTCAACGTACTCTATTCTACCAGCTACAGGTCGACATGAGAACCTGAGTCACGAACTGAAAGAACTTGGCCGCCAAATTCAGGCTGCAAGTTGATTGCGTTACGGACGATCTCTTCAGTCAAACCAAAACTGCGTCTGACACCGTCCTTGCAAAGCGCCCACATGAAGCGACTAGGCTCGACAGTCCATCCTGCTGGAAGGTTGTTTGGGTCAATCATGATGAAGCCTCCAGGGCGAAACGCAAGGTTTTGTACTTGGCCTCAAGCTCTAAGAGCTGAGTAAGTCTGTCGGCAGAAACCTCTTTGGTAGTCCACCGGTCACCACAGTGCAGGCATTCTCTTCGACGCACGATCCCTAGCTTTGTATGTCGGCTAGAGATCACGCTGTTGTGTCGATTGCATTGAGCGCAATTCATGAGAACCCCCGCCTCTGCTGGGGTTTGTTGCTTTTGCTGCGCTCTCTTTCTACCGCTCGGCGAATAGACCTGGAGCTAGCTTTACTTTTTCTCACAGGGCCTTGACCCGTGAGTCGCCGACTCAAGCTTCTATCTTTTATGCCGATAGGCGTGCCGCCTTGCTGAAAGGCGGAAAACTGTTGAGCGTAAAAGCGCAAGTCTTTAGCGTTGAGGTCATTAGTAGAATTTTCAGTCATGAGAACACTAAGTCAGTGGGATGAGAGAGAAGAAGCACGGCTGGGGAGCCTGCGTCAAAAGACTTGCAAGCATCGCCCTTGCCGAGAGCGCAAGAGTTGTCTTCTCGGATGAACGCACGAACACCCTCGGGGATAAACTTGGCCGTTCCTAGGGCGTCCAGGAGCCCATTCAAACGCTCTCTGGTAGTTCTGGATGGTCGACCCTTGCTGTCATAGAAGTCACCAGTACGGATCAAGACGCCAGCCACCACTCGTGGGTTGATTGGGCTGAAGATGATCCTCATGATGTCTTTACCGTAAAGGCGAATCACAAGATATGCTGGGCGCTCACAATGACTACAGCTGTCGGCTTCCACCTCAGTGTTGCCTTGAGTGGTTTTGCTAATAGTGTCTGGCCCGTAGACCATGGCTTGGCGAAGCTTGTCAACAGCGAACTGGGTTAATTGCCTATTGGAACGTGTCATGGTCAGGAAACCTCCTCGTCGTATGAGCGTAAAATGGAAGCGAGATACTCGGTTGGGGCATCTGCATAGGGATACTCTACATCATAGAGTTTGGCCAAGTCGTCGATGAAACGATCGTTAACAATACGGTCGGCGATCTGTTTTCTGATCCACTTACACCTGTTGCTGTAAGCAGGCATGCGAAGGATGTGTTCTGCCAGGGCGTGGGCAGCATTGGTCATTCTTCGTTGAGAGTCAGGCGTCATTGGTCTTCTCCTTTGGGTAAAGTTTGGCGATGGTCTCGTAATAGCCTGGGGGCTGGAGATCTGGCCTTCTCCTGAAGATATCAGCCCAATCAATGCCCAGGACCTTCTTGTTACTTTTCGTCATAACGCCCCCTTGCCGTACCACCAAAGCTTTTCCTCGGCAGTGAGCCTGTGCTGGTAGAGAGTGAGGACTTGTTCCCACCTAGTTCCAGAAGAGTCGACGCCGCTAACGAAGTACGAAGGACACCGACGCACAGACAGGTCAGCAACAAAGCGACGACCGATTCGACGCCAAGAAGGTTGCTTGCCTTTCCACTGAAGGGAGCACGACGGCCAGGGAAGTTGTTCCCGGTCGTAGAGCCTGCAAACTGGTCCTTGAACTTCATAAAGAAAACTGCCACCAGGGGAACGTAAGCGTTTGCCGTGAGGATGGATCACTTGGCCTCCCCTTTGAAATCTGCGAGTTCTACGACCCGACCATTGATCAGGAAGCTTGCGTCGACCAATGCATCTTCAAACTGAACGACATAATCCAGTGCTTCTTCTGCACTGTCAAGTACCAGCTCCGAGACGGTTTGGCCTTCGTCAAACAGGAACTGTGAAGCGTACTCAGGGTGGAAGATGAAGCGGGCGATGATTTGATCAGTCATGGATGACCTCCTTGGTTTGGTATGTACACAGCATAACATTAAAAAGGAGGCTCTTGTCAAGCCCCCCTTCTCTAAGTATTTAGACTCAAGTTACTTGGCGACTTTCGCTGCCTGTGCCGTCTTATCTTGTTCGGACTTCTCTTTCTTGGGCTTCTCCTCTTTAGGTCTCTCCTCCGATCCTTGGCCTGGCTCGCTTGGTGCCACGGCTTGGAACTCCTCCGCCCGGTGAAGGTCCTGGCCTAGCTTTTCTTCTGCCAGCTCCGCATCGTGCTCTTCCTTCTCGGTCTTCTCCTCCTCAATGCGTTCGATCTCATCGTTAACCACTAGGTCGGGATCGATAACACCACCTCTTTGAAGCTCCTCCAGGACAGTCCTGCGAGAGATTAACTCATTGGTGTATAGGTTCACCAGTTGAGCCATCTCAGACGCCTCGATAGGCTTGCTGATCAAGGAGTCGTTCACGGCAAGACCAGACTCTGCAGTGATTGAAGACTGCTCACCGGCATACCAGGCCCACAGGCGCATAAGCGTTGTGAACATGCTGGTCTTGTTTCGGATTAAGGCTGAAACACTGGAGGCCACCTGAGACGCCCTGAGACTAGCTTCGGTTGCTGTCTTGACGTTTGCCCCATAGAGGAAGTTCAGAGAGCTTCTGTCCATCAATGCCTCGATGTGCTCGATCTCCTGCTGGTGTCTCTCAAGGCTCTTGCCCGTGGGCTCAGCAAAGAAAAAATCACCGGTATCTCCTGAAAGATCAACAGCGGTGTTGGGGCCCAGGACCAGGGGAGCTGGGCGGCCATCAGTTCCGATAGGAGCACCCTTTCTAACAGGGACGGGCATAGCACACTTGTGCAGCAACTCAGACAGGTCTGAACGCATCTGGAAGTGCTGGATAGAAAGATCGGCCAAACCATCCATGGGTAGATCACCCTGAGCGAATCGGGTCGTCGTTGCCCCGTACCAGACCAATGGGACGATAGGGATACTGGTCGCCATCTCGTCGATCTTCTGGTTGCTCCAGCGAGAGGTGTCGGACTTAACCAGTCGATACGTTTCAACCTTGCCGGGCGTCAGGACGTAATAGATTGGCTCTACCTTGCTACCAAACTGACCGTCAGGATTGGGCATGCTGCGAAGCTGTCTAACGGTGACCTGCTCTACCGTCTCGCGACCCCTCTCGTAGCTGACCTTCCAGTTGATAACGTCGCAACGCCTGACAGAGATGAAGTAGGGATGGCGTCCATCGTTCATCTGGTCAAAGAAGTTGTCAGCCCCGTTCTCAGGCATCATGTCGACCATCACAAAGGCGCCGCCATCGCGAAGCGCCATCTCGTCAGTTCTGGTCAAGAAGCTCTGCATGCTTGACCCCTGCAGATCAACGTTATCCACATTGCTCTCCATGCTTGGTGGAGCATCAATGATCTGGAAACGTCCTAGCAATCCAGCATAGGAACGAATGCTGTCGCGGTAGATCGGAGTGTATGTCGAGCGATCAAGCCTTGCCTTATAGGCACTGCCAGGTTCTGCAGGCTCTTTGTGCAGGTACTTCTCCTTAGCAGCCCCTAGGCCGTCGCTATTAAGCAGAGTCCAGCAGTCGTAAGCCTGTTCCAACTGGGGGAGGATCTTGACAAGCTCTGGCCTGTGGTAGCTGACCAATGATGGGTCGTTGACTGGATGACTGATGCCTTGGTACATGACCTTCTCGGTAATGGTGGGCGTCGCGCCCGGAACAAAAAAAAAGAATGAAGCAGAAGCATCTCACTTCCCTTCAGTTAGGATGCCTGAGTATTAAAAAAGCCCCCGAAGGGGCTGGTCTTAACCTTTAGAGGCCACTACCCCTCGGTCTCCTTGATATCTACCTGTGACGGCATAGCTGCGCATCGGGACGCCATCAAGCTTAGAGAACCTGAGCTGGCCAATAAGCATGCCCTGGATAAGAGGTAGTCGGTGGTGCCTATTCATGTTGCACAGCTCCAGGGTCACCTCTCCATGAAAACCTGGATCGATGTAACCAGCCATTAGATGCTCGTACCCCTCCCTTCCTCTGGAGGACTTCAGGTTGAACTCACATTCCATAGAGTTGGGCACCCTCACGAATTCTTGAGTAGAGGCCAGGACGAATTCACCAGGAGCCATGATATAAGGCTTCTCTGTGATGTCGACAGAAACCCATCTCTCCTCGCCTCCAATACCTTCCTTCTTGATCATTGCACCAAGCTGAACGTCGTAGCTGGCAGGGTTGACCCGCTCAGGATTGAACGGCTCGATCATTCCGCAAGTGCGTGCAAAATGACGGATCTGGTGGTCGACGATGGTCATAGTAGTTCTCCTTGATTGAATAGGTAAAAGCAGCCCGAAGGCTGCCCAGGATCAAAGTCCTTTTTCTCGTTCGTCTGATTCAGCTTTAGCGATGCAACTAGCAGAAGTACAACCGGCAACGCTTTCGATGCTCCAGTCAGAGGAATCGTACTTGTTCAGCAGCTCAAGGAAACTGACATCAGGGTCAACTGTAATCTCTTGAATTGCCACTAGGTCGTCGTACTTCTCCTTGGAGATGGGCTCCATTGGCAAACGAGGAAAGGTACCACCGTCAACGTCAAACCGAGCGAGCAAAGCTGCTGAGATGTAGCCACCGTTGTCCTGGATGTTCTCATGAATGAGCTTAGAGAGGGTCTCGATCTCGTTTTCGCGGAGTTCGATAGTAGCCGACGTGTTGTGATCGGTAAAGGAATTCTGCACGTTGATATACAACCCCCACTGAGCCTCTACAGGGAGCTGAGAAAGGTCGAACTGATCACAGCCAGGCACGTTAGCCCAGCTTACTTCTGTTGGGATCTCCACCAGGACTTCTTGGACCCGAGGATCACTAATGTCGTCAAGAAGATTGCCTTCCTCGTCACGTGCTGATTGAGCTGGGATGACGCTGTAGCCGTACTCGATGAGAGCTGGTACCAAAGGATCATTGACGCCAAGGGTGATACGACGGATAAAACGCTGGGCTTTAGGTGCATGCCAGCCAGAGGAGGCGCCGGTAAGCAAGGACTTGGTGCCAGCAGGTTGAACAGTGGTGATGCGACTTGGAACGCGGATCCCATGCTTTTCACAATAATCCTTGACACCTGCATGAGCAGCCCTACGCCAGCGGGACAGGAAATGACGTTCCTGTGCTTCGTACATATCTTTTGCACGCTTGCCCTGGCGGCCTTCCATCATCCATTTCAGCCAATCGTAGCCACCAGAATGAACCATGAAATCAAAAAAGCCAGTGAAAGAAACACCAACGATCGGATCGATCTCCCGACTGTAGCGGTACCTTTCGTGGACGAATTCATGCTGTAGTAGCGCAGCGACCTGGAGTCCAGCGGCATAAAACGCGGCGTCTTGGGCTTCATAATCACTCGGGTCAATAGTGTTCAGGTGGACTTCAGCCAGGTTGCAGTGGAAGTCACGGCCAATGATTTCGCCACAGGGATTCAAGCCGTAGCGATCCATGCGGTGCTCAAGCTCACGAGGAGCAATGTCTCCAGCCTGGCCGATCAGGTACCTTTCAGCAGCCTTGCGACCTTGACTGGTGTAAAGCTTCAGGAAGTTCCGCTTCTTGGCTTCAGTGTTAAGCAGGTCAACATTAGCCCGTGCGACAGCCTCAGGAACGTACTGAATAGCACCTTCGCCAGAGTTGAATTGACTCCTTACGGCATCCTGTACCTCCTTAAGGCTTGGCTTACTGTGGTAGCAGCGCGTGTGGTTGGCCATGCGAAGGGCTTCCTTTTTTGGATCAACCCTCCAGTTGCCTTCTGAGTCCTGGCTATAGAGCCCCATCTTGGCGGTAGCAGCCTCTGAGTCGCCCTGAGAGAACTGACGCATGCCAGCGGACCGACGAATGTTACCAGCAACAATACAGGTAGCAGCTTCATCGATTAAAAGGCAGGCTTCGACAGAGGTAAGCTGGCGACCCTTTGCTCCGTTAAGGATGTCGATCACCTTCCCGAACATACTGGGAAGCTTGACGGGGTTAGCTGTGCCACCAAAACCCTTCAAACGCTTACCGCTTGGGCGGACTTCTGACAGGTCGACGTAAACGTGACAGTCAGTATTCCTTAAGACACTGGTTGCCTGGTAAAGGAGCGCCATGTAAGCGTCCTTCCAGCCCTTACGAGAGTCCCCAACACGGATGTGGAGTTCATGGTCATCCCAGATGCATTTGGTCTCTTCTAGGCCTGGCTCGGTACCAGTTTCAGAAACAGTTTCCAGAGTGAGAGTCCTTGTGACCGGAGGCAGTTTACAGATTACGTTCTGCTCCAGGACCGCTCCAGTGCCAGATCCCTGCATAGCAAGGTCCACCAGGAGACCGAAGGCCTGCAGGTCCTTAATATGAGTTGATGTGCAGTTGTAATAGCCAGAAAAGTTCTCGGGCTTCTTGCTCCAGTCAGTACCAGCCACCCAGAAGGCACGGCCAGAAGGAAATGCCCGTTGGGCCAAAGCTTGCTCCCTTACAAGCGTATACTCCTCTTGAGTGTAGCCACCAATCTCCGCAATATCATTAACAGTCCGAAGCATTGCTTCTTGGAAATTCTCCCTTGTGCCGTCCTCTTTGCGGCGGCTGTACGTCCGCATCATAACCACCTCGGCACTGGGTGCTGAGTCTCGAAACGGCTTGGACTCTGTGGGCTGGAATTCAAAAATGCTCATTAGTGGTTTCTCGGTAAAGTTTGCAGACTGCGGCATGCGCCTCTTCAGGAGTGCCGAAGGTCGGGGTCCAGTGGAGGACTCCCATGTGTGTGAACTGGCCATGATAACGGCCAGAAGGCGAGCCGTCGCGTTGCTTGTGCTCTACGACGCCCTTGAGGCCCGTGCGGTTTTCCGCCTCGGACATCTGGATCTTAGCATGGTGACGTCGATGATCGCCACGCTTTTCGTAGACAAGATTACTAAAACTGTTGTTCAGCTTGTTCTCGTCTATGTGGTGGACGTCCATCGGGTAATCGAAATGATTTGCCGTGAAAGCAGCTATCACCATGCGATGGACTAATCCAAGTTTGTTGATCGTGCTGGGATTAACCGTGCAATGTCCACTAGCATTCTGACGCTGCTTCAGGACGCGGCCAGAGATCTTGCGACGGTTGCCCAAAGAGCACCTGTCGAAGGTTCTGATCACGCCGTCTGCAGAGGCATAGTACTCGGGGACACCCTTGATGGGCAGGAATAAGTCCATTACATTCGCGTAGGGAAAGGTTACCTAGTCAGCTTACAGTAAAAAGAGGGCTCTAAGCCCTCCCTTGTAACAATTTTGAAACTGCTTTACTCGGTAGCAACAACCTTGATAATCAGGCATCCAGGATACTGTCTCCTGGTCAGCTCGATGGCTGTCTCAATGTCCGGGCAGAAGTGAAGAAGATGCGAGGCGGTGTCTTCGCTCATTCTTCTGTAGGTAACGTCGTAGCGCATGATCAGTTCTCCAGGGTAGCGTTAGAAACACGGATCCAGTTCTGAAAGTTCTCAGACTGGTCGAAGGCGCGGCAAGCCGCGTAAGCAGATGTTGCTTGAACAGAGAACTGCCGGAACCAGTCACCTCTGTAGTAACGGGCAACGACGCGGAAATTCTGTTCCTTAGCTGTAAAGCGACGGAAGAAATTGAACATTGTGTAGGCCTCCTTGGTGTGTACGAAAAAATTGTAGCAGTTAGCTGGCGGATTCGGGAGCAGGTTTACGATCCCTAAAGAATTGAATCTGCTGAGAGGCCATTGGAGACGAGTCGATCTCCTGGTAATTGGACTCGTAAGGGCTACTGCTTTTACAAGAGCAGCTGTTGCAGGGAGTTTTGCAGGTCATAGTGTTCAGGCGATAGTTGAGTCGACTAAGGCAAAAGCCTGGCATCATTTGCCTTGGCCCCGGTAAGGCTTCTTGGACTTCTTCTTGAAGGAGCCACGTTTGCGTAAGCCGTCACCAATTGAGGTGCGTTTCTTTGGACCGCCTTGAAAATCGTCAATCTTAGAGTAGAAAGCCATAGGAAGAAGGGGTGAAGTACTTGTTCAGTGTAGCAGGTCAGGGTTGTTCCCTGTCCCAAAGGTTTACAAAAGCAAACGGAGGAGGGCTGGGCCAACCAGCCTCTTTGCTGAGTTTAGTCAATTGCCTGTGCATCCGCCAAGCCATAAACTTCATACGGTAGTTGATGTAGAAGATCTGAATCTTTAAGCTGGTTGCTGTGAGGACGGCAGCCGTTTCCTCTGGCCAGATCAGAAGCGCTGCGATGATGGCGCCACAAAGAAAATAAGTGCCTTGCATAGTTACCACTCCGGGTTATGGAATACGTGCAGAAGAACAGCATCTGTTGGGATGAGTTCAGCGGCAGAAAGAGTTGCTCTGGTTTTGTCGCGAGCCAAAAGGTCAAGGTTGTAGGTCTTTTGGTTGGACTCCCTGTAGACGGCTCTGTAAAGCTTCATAGGTGCGTACCCTGGGGACATGTCAATCATGGCAGAGCACCCCTCTCTTGCCAAGTCTCCTTAATACTTCTTAACACTTTGGCTGCCTCGACTCTCGTGATGTGAGCTCGATTGCCACCAACATGGTCGTAGTACCCTCGGCCATAGCTGTATTCAACGGAAGCCCACTCGCGGGCCAGTGCCCTCAGAGCTGCCCCGATGTTGTCATGACTACCTTGTAGATAGGAGAAGATGATTGGCCTCTTGTAGAGGACTAGGGCCGCCATCAGGCGATCCTGAATCTCTGGGGTGAACTTGTCTGAGTACGAGACAGAAGAGCTGTCAATGGCGAAACGAAGCGTCTTAGGGATGAACTGGTACCGGCCAACGGCATACAGCCAGTCTCTTTGCATGTCTATGACCTGTGCCACGGTAAATCCAGCAAAAGAGCTACCTGTGAGGCCCTTGATACCTTGAGGGGTGTCACCGGCCCAGCCTCTATTGACTGAGTCGTAGTTTCCTTCGCCCTTAGCCAGGAGATCGGCCAGAGGCTTTAGCTGGACGTGGATCGGGTCTGAATACTCCGGGTTAACGCAATACGATCCCGGTGAGGCCTCTGTTGCTTGAATGGGTAAAGAAAAGGCCCCTAATCCACCTAGCGCTGAAGCGAGGAGGGTAGGAGCCAGAAGTCTTCGACAGATCATAAGTTAAGAGTTTCGTAGGAACCTGGCGAGTTCGGTGAAGCCACCGACGGGTTCGCCATCGATCTCAATATACGGTACAGTTTTCCATAATGCACTCTTTTCGTTAACTTCTATGTACTGGATCCCCTTCAAATCCAGTAGCTTCTTGGCCTTAACGCACCAAGGACAATCAGGAAGGGTGTTGATAATTGCGTTTGGCATCGATAGCCTCCTGTAGTGTTTTGTAAGTTTTGCTCCAGCTACCGGTCTTGTGGAAACGATAGCCGCCAGTAGTATTCTGGTGAATGCCCTGAGGTAGGCCGTTGGCCTTAGGCTCGAATACCCTGTTCTTCATGTTAACCGAATGGTCGCACCAGCGCAAGTTGTCCAGGCTGTTGTTGTGGCCATTCCTGTCCAGATGGTCGACAAATAGGGGATTTTGCCCATTCATCTTAATCATGATGACGCGGTGGACGTAGTGGGTCTTACCTTCCCACTTGCAGGCCCAGTACCTGGTAGTTTTCCAGCCAACCGGCTTACCCTTTCTGCGACGAGGACCGCCATCGCTGGCCCACACCAGGCCCGAAGGCGAGGTGGAGTCAACGACGACGGCGTCGAGTAGGCTCTGCGGGATGATCATATGATCACCTGAACAATTGTCTGAGGCTCTCGCATTGCGAGATGAGCTTTATCAGCGGATTTCGCATTGTAGGCGGCAAGCTTAGAGATAATTTCATAGCCTTCCACTCCATCCACATTTTGAAGGTCAGCCTTGAAGCCATCGAGGCCTTGAGGCGTGACCACATGAATGTTCTGCGCACTTTTCGAGATGAAGCCCAATGCTTCCTCAGAATAGGCGTTAGAACCCACGAGACTGGCGTTGCGAGAAACGTAGTCAGAGATAACCGTCGCATGGATGTGACCGCAGAGGATGTGCGTAACATTGACTCCCTTGGCAGCGTACTTGCCAATCATAGCTTGGACTTTTTTCTGATCCGTAGCTGAGACCTGATGGCCGTGTAGTCCTAGGAAGGTTTCGTTGTGGATTGAGAAGATAGCCTCGTTGGCCTGGAAGTCATGGAAGCGCATGCCTTTGTCTTCTGTGGCGTCAAACAGAGCTTGAAGCATTGCGTAGATGGTGAAGTCGTAGCTATCGGTAGCTACCACGTCAACCCAGCCAAGGTTCTCTTTTGCCCGAGATTCGTTACCTGCGACACCAAAGCAATCGATAAAGAAATCAGACCTGAGGTCCATCAGGAACTGCTTGTATAAGTGAGTGGCAAGGATGGTGGCGCGTGCGCGGTTGGTGCTCATGGCCAGTAGCTCGTCAAGTCGACGGTCGCTGTTCATCAGGTCACCACCGAAGAAGACAACGACACGCTCAACGCCGTAAGCCTTGCCAAGCAACTTAGCTTTTTGAGCTAAAAGTGCCAGACGTTTTGCTCCGACCTCAAAGTCAAATCGATTGGTCGGCAGGTTGACCAGCTCATTCCAGTGGTTATCACTGAGATGTACCACCAATGCAGCAGCATTTGGATCGAGTGGACCAGTGCGGCGAGGACAATCAGCAAGAGCTCTGCCATGAGTCGAAAGTTCAGCCAGAATCGCTTCATTGTAAGCTGTAACGGCGTTTTCGATTCGGGCATGTTCACGGAAGGCTTTTCCTGCGATGCGGTTTTGGTCAGATAGCCGTTGGTTGGCTTTGGCTAGTTGAACGTTTGCTTCGACTGTTTCATGGTCTATCTGAGGACCAGTTAGCTCTGTCTTGATGTAGGCACGAAGCTGATTGGGTTTTGCCAAGTACGGATGGCGACGATGAAGCTCTGTAGCTGCGCCAAGGTAAGAGCCATACTCTTCGTATAGCTCTGCGACCTCATCACGCAAATGGCTGATTGGAGTCATGCTCATAGAGTTCGGGGGCTATATCCTTCAGCAGTATATCAGTGCAATGACGAAGAACGCCTGGGCTGTCATTAATGTAAACATTGGGCTGAATAACAGTGCGTAACTGTTGCAAGAAGAACGGTTCGGCTGCTGCTACGACGGCCATGATGCTGTGTGGAGTCAGGTCCGTGGCACAGTGCTGGTCGAGCTCCTCAAGACGCTTCACAAGCCATCTGAGGGGTGGGTGAGTTACTTTGCTCAGCAAGGGGCGTAACTGGTCCCGATGCTGAGGGCAGTGGACGAAGATCCGCAATGTGCGTCGCTCTGCGGTTGTGCGGGTCTTGACAGGACTGGGCGGCTTCCACTGGCGCTCCTCTACCTCAACAGTACGATTAGCCCAAGACTTGACGACGTCTTTGGCCTCTTTGTCGCTCTGGGACAGGACGCGAGCAACCTTGTCGATGTAATGGGCACGTACCGCGTTAGAGCGCAAGCCGTCAATCACTTTACGCAGGGCGTTCTCCACCTCTGTGACGTGAGCGCTATTGTTCTTGTCTAGATCACCTGCCCAGAAATCGATTACCCAGTCAAGCCAAGGAATAGCACTGGCTACTAGGTTATGAAATTCCATTGAGCCACTCTCGCGGCAGATCTCGTCGGGGTCTTTGCCCGCAGGGAGCTGAGCAACGTTGATCTGAATCTCGCCTTTCTGAGCCATTGAACCAGCGGCGGAGATGAATTGCTGAACTGCTTTCTTACCTCCTTCATCGCCATCGAAGCAAAGAACGAAGTTGTCCGCAGCTCTAGCTAGACGTTGAAGGATGATTGGATCAGGGGCTCCAGTGCCCTGCATAGCAACTACGTTAGCGATACCATGCTGCCACAAGGAGACCACATCTAAGTGACCCTCCACAAAGATCAAGGAGCCTGTCATGCGTGCAGCTTCTTTGGCTCGTACCTCGTTAAATACCAGCTGCTTCTTATGGAACAAGTCACCATCGGCGCTGTTCTTGTACTTGGCAGGCTGCTCCTCTTTGCTCTTTGTAGCGCGGCCAGTCCAGCCCACCAGCTCGTTTCGGTGGTTCAAGATGGGCACGGTAATACGCCCAGCGAAGTAGCCAGAAGAAGCAAAGCCCAGTCCGAACTCCTTGCTGGCGGCGGCGGTTAATCCGCGATCTTTCAGGATCTGACGAATGCGCCCAGCTTTAGGGTCACGCAGGTTTTTCCGATATAACTGCTGCTCGTGCTCCAGGTGTCTCAGAGACTCCATGCGCAGAGCCTTTCGCCTGGCCTGCTCTTCCTGGCTGATGCCGTCGGTTTCCAGCTCGATCCCCAGGATAGATGCTGCCAGGTTCGCTGCATCGACAAAGTCCAGCCCCTTAACCTGCTTGGCATACGCGATAGCGTCTCCACCGTTTCTGCAGACATGGCAAAAACAGAAGCCCTTGTCGTCATTAATGGTAAGCGAAGGGTTGCTGTCTTCGTGCCATACGCACTGAGTGACGAACTCTCGACCTACCTTTTTGAGACTGCCCCCTAGCTCCTCAACAATCTTTGAGACGGGGGCGGATTTGAGCTTATCAATCGAGGCTTGTGCAATTGCCATAGAAGTACGTGGGGTAGTTAGCCCCATCCTACCATGCTAGAACAGCGACCCTTGCAACCGACCTCCTCCTAAATCACTCCAGCCGTCAATTAGGTCTATCTCACTCTCTTCCCAGTTTGTCGTATTGCACCCAGCAGTCAGAAGAAACTCGTCAACGCCTTGTTTTGGGATCAAGTTACCGGTGCCGCTTAGATAGATCTCAAGACTATCGCAAAAGTCATCGCTATCAAGAGCGTCTAGAGCGTCCGTGGCTGCCTTGAGATACATACCAGAGAAATTGACCTCGTTAGGCTCTAGCGATTCCGTCGGATTAGCCTGCTCCTTGAGCTCCAGGGGTGGACCAGAGCATACCTTTCGTACTTCCAGCCACTCTTCCTTAGTGATCCCTAAGGATGAAGCCACTTCTAGGTCCGTAGAGCCCTTATAGAGCAACTTGCGTCCTTTGACCCAACGCTCGCGCATCTTGTGACTTAACCGAACAGCGTATGTTCTGTCACGCACCCAATGCAATAGCTCACCACGAATAGTTGGCACAGCAAGGGAGCTGAACTTCATTGCCTTACCTGTCACAGGGTGAGGCCTGTCAGGATCGTACCTGTAAGCAGCCTTACAAAGGCCTTCAAAAGCCACTGACTCCAAGGTGGCGTAGTCAATCCCAGTACTCCGCTGCATCCGCCACGCTTCACGTCTCGCCAGGTTTAAATTATTGGCAGCCATCTCCTGCTGCTCCGTGTTCATCGTAAATTTTGTTGGCTTTCGTGCCACGGCGTTACATAAAGCTACAGACAGTCTACCAGCTGTTATACCTAGCCACATTTGGTAGAACCCTGTCGCCACGCCCCCAAGTAACGGAAGTCATCTGAGGAGCAGTGCGCTGGCTGCAGTAGTTAATCGCCATCGTCAAGGCGTCAACCATATCGTCGTTCTTAGAAGCAGGGAACAGGGCGAATTCATTCAGGAATGCATCTAACCATGAGGCGCTAGCGGGTAAGTAGACGTTACCAGCTTCCACCAAGGGGACAATACCTGCAGCGCGAGAGGTCTTGGACTTTTCTGGCTTGAAGCCGATAAGTCCCGGCACCCTCTTCTGCATCATTTGGTACACAGCATATCCCGATGCCGCAAGCTCGATTACGGTACCTGATAACGCATGGCGCTGGTAAAGCCTGGCGATCATCGCCATCGTGCCGACCACATCCAGCTTCTCCCTGACGAGATCAAGAACATAGAATCTATTGCCGGACTGACCCACCACAATGCCAACCACATAGTCACTTTTCTTGGTATCGGTAAAGGTACAGTCAACGCTAAGCATAAGTCGCTGAAATTCCGGCAGATCTTCATCCCAGTTGTAATACTGCCACCACTCAGGAGCAAACATGTTTCCACCCTCAGGAGCGGGCCTCTGTTGGTAAAGGGAAGCAAAATCCCTAGATCCAACGGCCTCTCGGATTCGTTCAAGGGCATCTGTGTCGTAACGCTGAGGGCAGAGCGCTTCGCCCACAGTCTCGCGCCAATCACTAACCGTGGGACAATGTGCTGGTAGGAGGGGGCGGTCACCTTCATCCTCGTACAAAGCCGGGAGATCAACGACGGTCCAGTTTTCACGGCCTTTTTCTGAAACATTGTGCTCATTCTCCAGTAGCTGCCCGATCATGTCATTTTCTGACCATCGGGTCTGAATCACCACAATAGCACCTACGTGAGGCTCTAGACGTGTGTACAGGGTGGATGTATACCAGTCGTTGAGCTTCTCCATCATCCGGTCTGATTCTGCGTCTTCGCGGTTCTTGACGGGGTCATCGATAATGAGAAGATGGCCAGAGCGGCCAGTGACGGCACCGCCCACACCGGCAGCCCAGAGGCCACCGCCGCCTTCAGTTCCCCACGCGTTAACGGCTTTAGATGATTCATTCAGGAGGCCACCGCCTTCTTTGAAGAACTCTCGCGCCTTCCTGGAGAAACCTTCTGCCAGTTCTGCGGAATAAGACGAGATACCGACATAGCGCTCTGGATGGGCGAGCAGGTAAGCAGCGGGAAGGAGTTGCGACGCAAGAAGCGATTTCCCGTGCCTCGGTGGGACCTGGAGGATGAGGCGGTTGCATTTACCATCAATTACTCTTTGCAGTTGCTCAATGACGGTTGCATGGAACTTGTAGAACTTATAGGAAGGCATGACCTTCTTTATAAACTTCCACAGTACAACTCGTTCCGCGTTCTTAGCGGTTTTCTTCTTCTTGACTTCTTTGAGTAAGTCTTGGCCTGAAGCGGCGTAATCTAGATAATCGTTGCCTAGTTTCGTTGACATTATTCTTCAACAGGGATCTGGTATGCTTCGTCGTCAGCTTCGTCCATGATTTCGACCTGAACCTCTTCCAGCTCCTGGTCAACAACCTGCATAAGCTGACCAACTCCCAAGGCTGTAGCCCATGACTGGCGACCGGAGTCGGAGATGTTTGCAGCTGCACGCATAAGACCGCTGACCAGGCCCATGGGAATCTTTTCTCCTTCAGCTTCGGCCTCGATGATCCGCTTCTGAATGATCCTCATTAGGTCGGCAGATGTCTCCATCATCATCTTCGCCTGTGCCTCGTTGGCCTGGCGATACTCTTCGATAGATTCTCTTTGACGCTTCCTTTCGATCTTGCTTGACTCGCGCATTGCAAGAGCCATGTTCTTGGTGTCCCAAGAAGCTGCACGCTTGTCCCAATTGTACTTTTTAGCCCACTCCGAGACAGTCTCAATCCTACCGCCACGCTCTTCGCAGACAGCAGTCAGAGTACGCTTGCCGTACAGGTAAATCTGGAAGGCATTGAACTGGTCATTGTTCTCGTGTCGCCCAGCGTCATTGACTTTATAGCCACGCTGGAACTCCCAAATGTTTCGGTCCCGTTTTACCTCGGACTTCCATTCCCTGAATACGCCGTCACCCACTAGAATCTCTCTGTGTCGGGCTAGTATGCCGAAGCAATAAAAAAGGCCCCGAAGGGCCAAAAAGTTCATTACTAAAAAATATTAAGTAAAGGCTGCTTCGTAGACATTTGGCAACTGTTTCTCAAGGATGTCCTTAATCTCGTTGGCAATCAGACGGTGCTCCAGCTGTGTTTCAATGCCACAACGAATCTGGCAGTAATGCAAAAATGATCGGATCGTTCCCGCCATGTAAAGACGGGTTGGAGTCCCCAGTGGAAGGATGGAACGAGCACATTCCTTGGCCACCCCGTGCTCAAGCATGTTGTGGTACAGGTCCTGAGCACCTAGGTAGAGCTCTTCGATGTAGCGGTTGTAGCGGGCCACCAGTTCGGGAGGGAGGTCGTCATGGCTGGCCTGCTTGTTCTTAGCATCTTGGCTGCGCAGGTGAGGCAAGCCCATTGCAGGCAGGTCGTCAACAGAGCTGTAGCGCTGGGAGAACTCTTGGAAAGAGAAGCTCCGGTGGCGCAGGATCTGAGCTGCTACTGCACGAGTGGTATTGATCTCGACCTGCATACTGGCCATCTCAAAGGGAGACCAGTGCTTATGCTTGATCAGGTACTTGATCAGCCTTGGAGCGGTGTCCAGGTTGTCCTGGTTCTTCGGGTTACTGACCCTGGCCATGTACACGATTTGCTTCTCAGCATCGGGTGTAATTGAAACCAGGTGAGCGTTGTGGATTTCTTTGTTCATTAGAAAAGGTCCTCCTCGTGGGCTTGGGGCTCCTCCACTCTAACACGGTTGTACCAACCTGGGTAGTCAAGGGAGTGGATTCGAGGCTCACGGTTAGGCCACTCGCCAGAAGCTTCGCATTCGGCATAGATTTTCAAGGCTTTCTCGCACTTGTACATACCTTCGGACAGCATATCTGGTGTGACATCAAAAAGATCCACCGTATATGGTGCCTTGCGCTCGATAGCAGCGAAGATAAACTTAAATTCTTTGCCAAACGCAACCTCCGCAGCCTTGGCGTAGTAAGCGGCCTGGAAGTCATAGCCCAGTCCAACTACCTTCTTGGCAAATAGCTCAGGATCAACGCTGTCTGTGGTCTTAAGATCAAGGACGATACCCTCCTCTATTAAGACGCTATCCAGGCGGGCCTTACAGCGCACTCCCATCCAGTCCCAGTAGATAGAGACTTCATTGCGCTTGATGTACTCTGAATCGGTTCCTGAGTACCACTGAAGGCGTCTTAATGACTCCGCCATTCCTTGCACGCTGTTCCAGGGATCATCCTTGCCTCCAGAATTCAGCACCTTCTTACGACCAACGCTAGCTTTCCACTCCTTTCCTTGCTTGGTGGCTAAAGACAAGCCATCGGGTTTCTTAATGTATGCCCCATTAAAGGCTTCTTCCCCATCCAGGACCAGGCAGTGAGCTGCTGTACCCATCTCCATTGCAGGGGTTGGGATCATCTTGAACTTCAAAGCCGCCTGGTAATGCGCGGGACTGTCTAAGATCTTCTTCAGGCTAGATTGATTGACTCCAGCCTCTTTTCGGTAGGCAAAGTCGCTCTGATTGTAGGCGATTTCAGCAGTCACAGGTAGCTAGGCATATTGCTCATTCTATCAGAATGGGTCGACCTCCAGGCGAAGGGCTAGTGCTTGACAATAGGCCTCTAATTCTGTGCCGAAACTGCCAACATGGATCAACCTGCGCTCTGTCGGATGCTGGAAACGTGAAACCCAGCGATCAGCCCTCTTGCAGTACGTGACAAACTTGTGTTGCGAATACTTCTTGGTGCTCTCCACCCTCCGATGGAATTGCTGGCGAGAATTGGTAGCAGGTTCCAGGTTCTCTAGTCTGTTGTTGGTGGTATCCCAATCCAGGTGGTTAATAGTCAAAGGATAGCAATCCTTCTTGGTTGCCAGCAGCCACACTATGCGATGAGCTGGAACACGTTTCCCCATGATCTGCACCCGATAGTAGCCGTTGGGCTCCAGTCCTCCAGCGTCTTTTCCTGCTCTGGAGGGTCTTGTCGGGTGGGACCTCCATCGAACACCTGAGGGGCTGGATGCATCCACTACCAGGTGGGTGAAAACGAAGTCCTTGATTGCGGGCGACAACGGCTTTATACGTCCAGCTCGACCTGCCCTTCGTCCAGAGGAATGATGCGGATAATCCATTTCGATAACGCTTTAGGAGCTTTCTTCCAGGTTACCAGCAGCTCTGGGATAATAGAGACTCTGTCGTCCACCCATAACACTTTGTTAACAGTATCCATTAGAGCCCCCGCAATATTGTCAATATCAGCCCTTCCTTCTCCGTATAGCTCCATTTCAACGCGAAGAGGGCCCTCTAAGGGGCCCCCATCATACTGCTCTTTGATCTTCTCAAGCAGCTCCTTTTGGTTTTTCTTATAAATAGCGGGCATGAAAGTGCCCTTGGATGTTACCCGAGGCCTGGCTTTGGCGAATAACGGGTGTAGAATCTCAAGTGTAATCATCAACCAGGAATGCCAGTACCGCTATGATGCCAAGGATCCCAAAAGAGATCCCCAGCAGCTGCAGTAGAGGCAAGACTGCAAGACAGATCACTCGCAACCTCCTCCGTCTTCTTTCAAGACGCAAGTGTTTCCATTAGCCTTAACTCCCAGCAGGAAGCCGCGCTTTTCAATCACCTTGACGATCTCTTCAGGATCTGCATCAACGATGTTCCGATTGCGAAGGATTTCGCTGATCTCCTCTTCTGATAGCTCGACAGGACCGAGGGAAGGATCCCACGTGTACTCGTCATCGAAATCCCAACCATCAAGAGGCTGGTCGTCAACATCACGACTTGCGCCGTAATAGAAGGGCTCTTCGTAGCCTCGTATCGCATTGTCAATCATGCTTTCTACGATGTCTTCGTAAGTGGCCTCAAAGGGCACTGGTGGCTCCAAAGACTGGATCTCCCTGTCGATGTACCACCTAGCCTTTTTCAGGTCTTCCAGCTGATTCTGCTTGCGGCCTGCGCGACTTATATATTTGCAGGCGTTTCCAGTGTTGTAGTTGAGCTCCCAGTCCTCAATAACGTCAATAGGCTCGTAAGAGCGGCCTTCAGCGTAGTGAGCAGGGCTGTTGATTGGGTCGTGGGTCATTTGGAAGAGTCCTCCTTAATGTTTCGGTTGTCTCGACAGCAGACTGTTTTCTTCCGTCGATCAAGATAAACGGTGATCCCGCTTGATTTCCATTCTACCACTTTGCCTTTGTCCCAGCCAGCTCCGCAAAATACCTTAACCCTGGTGCCCTTGCGCATAGATCTCATAGGCAAAGGTTCCTGTTGATACCACTCAGCCGCTTTCAGGGCAGAAGCTTTGTACTTGATCGTTCCATCTCTAAGAACTTGCATCAGTTTGGCTCCCTTGTCTTACAGGTAAAGTCGTCTTTAGCAAAAATCATGGCGCGATCGGTGTGATTACGCCAGATCCTCTCCGCTTCGCTCCAGTTCACAGGCTTAGTTTTCTCCATGTTTGGCCATAGCAAGACCACAAACTCTCCAGCTCTTTTGTCAGAGCCTTCTTCAGTTTGCTCTTTTGCCCACAGCTCGTGCTCCCTAGCCTGTCTCTTTTGCTTAGCCCTGCGGCTTTTACCATGTCTAGCCATTAGTTGCTCTCCCTTTCAAGGATGTAATGAGCCGGGAGACTGCCATCGATACCGGCAACAGCTTTTATGACTGTAGGCAAGTGCTTGTCTGAGGAGCTTAACACCCAAAGATCCTCAGTTCCCAATCGAAGCAAGCCCTCGGCCACCATGTCGCCAAGAACCTCCTGCACAAGCCACTCCAGTCGGGTCCTATTGTCTTCTAGGTCCAGATCGTCAGACCAGCCAGCAAACAGCTCAGAAGAGCCGCACAGAGGGGTTATAGCTCCTACGGCCTCATGGGTGCGAATCGCTCCTCGGTAGAGCAGTATTGCCCAAACGAACGGGCGAACATCTGCTGTGGTCAGTTCTGGAGTTTCGTCGAACAGTAATCCAAGGCTGCCTGGTGCGATCTCAGCCTGGTCAATAGTAAAGCCAAAAGTCATGGGGAAACCTCCTTGGTTGATGCATCCATTCTAACCATAAAAAAAGCCCCCCGTAAAGGGAGGCTGAAACATTCTGTAAAGATCAGAACAAAGAATCCCCGCCACCAGCCGGACTATCCCGACGGTCCTCTAAGAAGGTAACCGAGGCGTTCTTTATATCCAGGTACAATTTTTCGTTGTACTCGCGCTGGACCAGTTGTCCGCGAACTGCTAGACGGTCTCCACGGCGAAGGCGGTCGGCAACGATGTCTGCTGCCTTACCATTCACTTCGACAGTGTAGAATTGGCCCTTACGGTCTTCTCCCTCCTTCACGTAGAAGTATTCGGAGTCGACCATGTTGAACTTGGCGATCTTGCCACCGTTACCGAATTCACGGACGGTTACAGCCTCAGTACCCTCTTTTGCGGTTACTTTTCCTGCGGTTGTGATAGCAGCCATTGTCAGTTCCTCGTAGAGGTAGTGTTGTTATTCAGTATATCAGCTTCCTTGTTCTTAACTGCGATCTTCATAACACGGACAGCTTCCTGGTAAAGGTTCTGGCAGTGCTTAGGGCTGAGGGATAACTTGGCCGCTACGATCGACATGCGACCGCGACGAGCATAGCTAACTACAACCTCTTGAGAGCGTGGATTGATGTCACATTCGACCATTAGCTCGCGGAGCATACGCTCACCTCTTTTTTCATCGACTGGCTCACTCTTATAGAGCAGGTTGTCCTCGCCTATAAGCTCAGAAAAGGGTGTGTCTTCTTCTGAATTGATCTTGCGGTCAAGGGAAGCGATGTCCAGGGTTCGAGCTGCAGCAGTTAAAGCCTCCAAGCCAATCCGTCCGTTCTTCGAGGTACTGGGACGGCCATTGCGCCTACGGTAAAGAACTTCGGTCATAGTGTTCTCGGGCACATAAATCGCTCTGTCGTTGCAGTTGTGCCAGCGAGTTATGGACTGGAATATCCAGCTGTATGCGTAAGTAGCAAAGGTGAAGCCGCGAGTTGCGTCAAACTTCTCTGCCGCACGACGAAGGCCGATATAGCCCTGCTGGAGTAAGTCGTTAGTGACTTCGGAGCGCATACTGAAGCCAGTACGCTTAGCTAGGTACCTGCGCACTACATTAGGAACCAGTCGTAAGTTGTGCTCTGAAATCTTGTTAACTATCTTGAGATACTCTTTAGAGCCAGGTGTCAGGGAGTCGCGCTTCTTGGCAAGGCGAAGCATCTCAGAAGCTGGTAGAAGAGGGTAGCGCCCTGCGGCATTCAACCAGGCTTGGATTGGATCAGTAGTCATTGGCGGGTCCTCGTGAAGGTCATGTACAGAGTATTGCATAGAAAAGCGCCCTAGTCAACTAGGACGCCATTAAAGAATTCTAAGAATCCTGTGAGATCACCACTGCTCACCCTCGTCGGACTCTTCTTTAGGGGCAAACTTGGCATTGAGTCCTTCGACTTCGGCTGCTGTTTTGTTTCCGACGGTCTTAACTCCTTTAGCAAAGTCGCCCTTAATGAGTCCAAGGAGTCCTTCGACTGCGTAAGTGGTGAAGCCTTTTTCAAGGGCTGCTTCGCGAAAGTTGGCCTCCGTTACCTCAGAAGTGCCACCAGAAGCCGCTGCAGGGGCCACCACTGGAGCAGCCAGGGCACGCCGCTCCTCCTGTGTCACGACTTTGGGCTTTGCGGGCGGTGCCTTTGGGGCAGACTCGGGGGCAGAGTCGGGGGCAGAGTAGCCGGACTCCATGGGCAGCTTGGCCCACAGCTCATAAGCCAGGCCAAAGTGCATAGCAGCTGCCATACACATGCCACGACGTTGGGTGTCAGTTACGTCGCGAGCGGTGATCTTATCGAATGGAATAGCGTTGTTGCGGTGGTCCATCACTGCTTGAGGCAATGCAGGAGTCGCAGTGCCGCTCTCCATGTGCTGGAAACGGATCAGCAGGTAAGCGCCAACAGGAGCCCTGTGGAGCAAGCTGCCGTCCTCTGCAGGAACGTAGTCAACCAACCAGCCCGGTGCGTGAGTGCGCAGCAGGTTCATGGTGCGAGACCAGTTGATGTACGCCGCTTGGAATTTGCCTGTGCCGATCTTTTCGACCAGGTCTTTGGTAGCGACGCCTGCAAGGTTGGGGAAATTCATGTTCGAGTCCTCGGGGAAGGTGTTATTCGTTCAGTTTAACACGGTGCTTGCTTTTTCGCCAGCGCCTGTAGTCATCCGGGTTGTCTTTGACCCAGTGGTACCTGTAGACCTCCAACATCCAGCGAGGACCAAGAGTGCCACCGAGGAACGACCAGGCCTTCACGGCGGCGTCTTCGTACCACAGGTAGAGGCGCCCTAAAGCCTTGCCGTTTTCCTCGTAGCTCTGACGCAACTTAGGACATTGCGTGAAGCCCTTGGGAGGTGTAAATCGTCGTTTCCGTCCAGCCATGGCTTAAGGTTCCAAAGCCTCTTCCTCGCGTTACTTATATTAAAACATATGGTATATAAGTATAGCGACACCATTTGTCGCTCGTTTTACCACCATTTGTCGTTTGCGTGCGACACCATTTGTCGTTTGGTGCGACACCATTTGTCGCGCATGTGGTAGGATGTGAGTACTTCGCCCCCATGCCGATGAAACCTTTTTGCTTCGCCACTCCACCCCTTTCAAACAACTTCACCCAAGTCCCTAACGCGGTCATTTTTCACGAGACTTTGACCGATCGCGACAAGGTGATTTGGATGTCCCTGTGTAGCCTTTGCAAGCAAGGCGAATCCAACCTATTTGTGAGCATAGCGGAAGTGGCTACTGAGCTTGGCCTGCCTGCTCGCAACCTGCAGCGCTCAATCAAAGCGTTAGCAGAAAATGGATTCATAGTAAAACTTGACAGAGGAGCCCGATACCAGCTCAAGATTGATTCGTCTGACCCAGCCAAGGCAGTCGAAGAGAAAGAGCGGAAGCTGTCGGGTCGCCAGCAATTGCGCCAAGGACTGGTAGAGACTTGGAACAACAAGAAGCCTGAAAACTTCCCTACGATGCGTGGTCTGCTACCTGAAGCAAGGCTTGATGTCTTAATGCAGCATGCTGCAATGGTGGAGTGCGAAGACCTGAATGAATACCTGGGCAAGATCCTGCTCGCATGCAAGATGAATGACTGGTACAAAAAGTTCCCGCAGACATTTGACAACATCTTTGGAGTAGGGACCCCTAGCCCTAAGAAGTTCGAGAAGACCCAGAAGATGCACCAAGAAGCCAAGGGAGACAAAGCAGAGGCGGCGGGCTTCGACAGGAACAACGATGCTTCTTGGCTTGAGTGGTTCGCAAGCAAAGGACATGAGCTCTCTAAAGTGGAACGTGTCACCATGGAACGCTTTGAGGCCTGGAAGCACGAGACCGACGTAGCCGCTGAAAACACGCTTTACATCTATAGCGACGAAGAGGGTAACGTGGTACACTGGACCTACAAAGAGCACCAGGCTGGTGTCTCGTACCTCCCCACTGCTAACTGATTATGAATTTCCCCCCACACATCCAGAATGCAGTTGACCTCGGACTGTTGGAAGCCCAGGACGGCAAGATCGCTGGTGTCGGCAAAGAAGAGGCTGAATCAGTATTCGGCCTTGTCCGCCTGATCGAAAAGATTCAACCCACTACCAAGTTTGAGGGCGACGACACCACAGACCAAGAAGCAATCGTCCTGTGCCGTGTTCTTGGCAGCCCTTCTGGTTTAGCCCGTGAGCTGTGGTCTGACCTGCGTATTGCAGTCGGTGTTAGCCATGGCCAATCCCTGCCACGTCAGTTGTGGTCTAACGATGCATTCCGCTCTATCGGTGGTTTGATCGACCGGATCTTCAACGGCGAAGCCGATGGTGCTTCGATGATTAGTAAGCAACACCTGATCACAGCTTTTCCAAACAACACCACCAAGTTTTGCTCCAAACTAGAGTTTGAGCAAACAGTCTCCGATCTAACGGATGACGATGCTATGGACCGCTACGGCGACTCTGATTCAGAGTGGGGCATTGCCCTTGACCTGCTGCGTCAAGCTCGCGCTCGTGCCAACTTCCTGGAAGCACAGCACCTTGCAAGCCAGTCCATCAAGTCTGATGCCAAATTAGAGAAAGCTATTGAAGCGCAACAACAGGAGCTAATGCGCTGCCTGGGTATGCTCCGAGGTTCTGTCGGCAACGAAGGTAACGCGACTGATGCTGTCGAAGACTTGATCAACCCCCGTGACGGCAAGATCGCCTTTATTGATCAGATCATGAGTGCTCGTGAGCAATCTGCTCCCGTTAGTACTGGCATCCCTGCGATGGACCTGGACATGGAGGGTGGAGTACGTCGCTCAGGCGAATCAGCTGGTGGCCGATTATTTACCCTTGCTGCACGCACAGGTGTTGGTAAAACTGTCTTGGGTGTCTACGCTGCGGTGAACCTGGCCCATGGCGGACTCAAGGTTGGCTTCATCTCTGCCGAGCTTGACAAGACAGCTATCTATGCTCGTATCTGGGCTGCAGCCACTCAGGTAGCAAACGACAACCACCACTGGGCCGCCGTCGGATCAATCGAGTCTCCAGATTCTTCTCGCGAGACTGTCTCTGGCAACATCATGATGGCAGCTAATGCCATCCAAGAGAACGGCGGCAAGTTGCTCGTTGAAGACCCTTGGGGCGCTGACGTGGACTCAGTGATCAATAGTTTGCGTTCAATGAAGGCTAAGAACCCTGACCTGCGCGTTGCTATCGTTGACCACTTCCACGTATTAGCTCGTCACAAAGGGGCCCCTACTTCGGAAGCCGCAATGCTAGAAGATCGGGCGTACAAGCTAATGAGTTGTGCTAAGCAGTTGGAGATTGACCTGATCGTTCTAGCTCAGATGAATCGAGTCGGCATGGACTCAGTTGGCAAAGAGCAATCTCCTACACTCGACCAAATCCGAGGCACTGATGCCTTGTCCCATGTCAGTCACGCCGTTTGGATTGTCCGCAAAGAAATGGTGGACGAAAACGGCGAAAAGAAATGGAAGGGCAACCTTGAGTTCTGGCACGTCAAAACCCGTGGCCGTCAGGCCGTATGGAACGGCTCCAAGGTCGAAGGTGTGCGCGGTTTCTTGGACAAGTCCGTGCTATCCATGGACTACGCTTACAGCGCTGTCAAGAAGGGCGGCGACATGACTGCAGTCCTGGTTTCACGCCTCAAAGAGCAAAAGCGGTAAACTTAGATATAGCGGTAAAGTCATGAAGAACTTCCTTTTTCAAGTCGTGGCGCAAGTCTCGGCTTTTTTTATTCAGCTCAACCAACGTGTTGCAATCACCCTGAATAGCTGGATTGGCCGAACTGCCTATGTACTCATGGCTATCATAGACAGACAGAAGCTAGCTCTTTATGAGCAGATAGCTGTAACGGAAGGTGACCAGGAGCTGGTTCTCCAGCAGACGGAGCTCAATCTTTTAAACGCAGCCAGTCAGGTCCGTGACCATGCCCAAGCAACAGACGAGTGGACTCCTCAGCACACCGAAGCGATCAACGCTATTGCTGAGTCATTGATGCTCCAGTTCGGCTGGGAGGAAGACAATGTCAACCAATACCTTAAGGAAGTGGTCGAATCTATCGATGGTCTGGAGTTTGACCTCGAAGAGTGATAAAATGAGGTGAGGGCCGTGGGGGCTTTCGGGGAACAGAGAAGGGGCCTACGGGTCCCTTTTTTGATGCCTAGTGAATTCCGCGCTCTACTGCGTCCTTGATGCCAGACATCTTCAAGAAAAGACCAATGGTCGGCCCATCCTCAAAGATTGGGCGAACATACGCCATGATCTCTCCGTCTTCTCTGAGGTGAAAGGTAGGAGGAATAGCTCCACCAGTAGTTTGAAGGGTGCCGTTTGCCCAGAAATAGCCAGGAAGCCAGCTCAGCACAGCTTGGGAGGTTTTGGGATCAAAAGTCATTGTCCTGTCATAATCAAGGGTAGAGTACCGAGAAAATTGACTTATTTGACTTCCATATACCACCCGTCATGGTTATTCGCGATAAGCCAGCGCTTCATTAGATTCTTTCTGCTGTACCTTTGATTCTTGCCATCAGTGGGGCCAGACTTGGGATAGCCGCCACCAACCAGCGAAAGCTCTCCGAATGGGTCGTGAACGTGGAAGAACTCATCATCATGGCCGATCAGGCAAATCCAATGACCTCCTCCAGATGGACTGTCAATCCCTCCGTGGTGCAGGATGCCGATCGGAACCGGAAAACCTTTGTCTAGTTGGTCGATCAGGTCTTGCTCGCTACCATCTGTATGGAAGTCAACAGTGAATCCTAAAGACTCAGCTGCAGCCACTTGGGCTTCAGAAGAAACGCTGTCCCCAAACTTGAAGACTTCATTGAGGTACCAGTCGTCATCTCCAAGGATTGCATCAGGGTTCACGTAATCCAAAGCCATTGCCATCGAACTGGAGAAGCACATGCGCTCACCGTGGCCTGTCTTCGAGTCCCTTTGCCAAAAATACGGCACATCCAGTGGAAATCCTACGTCAATCGCCTCAGAAGGGCTCTCAGAGCCTCTGTAAGCGCGTTTAAACACTTCCAGGACTATTGGGTCAATCGCTGCTTCCAGGCCTCTCCAGGCCTCTAGCTGGTGAGGTAGGCCTTTGTCGTATTTTGCAGCATCTTCCAGGAATGACTTTGGCGCCGAGCCGACAGGAGTACAGGCAAGCTCCACTTCTGCATCACGCCTCCTAACAAGTCCAGGCATTGGGCCATTGCCACCGTTGACCCATTTAGGCAGCTCTTCCTTGAATACAGAGCATTTCGCTTCGCCTGCGTTTAACCTTTTTCTGAGCGTCGAGTCCTCAAGAGCAAACCAACCACAGTTGTAAGCAAAACTAACTAGAGCGTCGAACTCGTATTGGTTTAGCTCAACAGTGATCAGCGTATTCACGGCCTCCTCAAACCTTGCAAGGTCTTTTTTTAATAACGCTCCAGCTTGTTCAATATTGATTACAAGTCCAGGCTTGACTTCTGGTCCGGTATGACCATAGCCAATCGTCCAGGGATCGCCCCTTGTTCCTGGGTCAGGATAGGCAGTTAACTCTAAACCCTCAAACTCTTTAATAAGGTCAAGACCAGCAGGAGAAGTCTTCATAGCGTCTTAGCAGTCAGCTAGGATGCCGATCAGCTCCAGGTAACGTTCAAGCTTGTTAATGCATCCGTAAGAAGCACCCAAGAGCCGTTTTGGCGGACGTAGTAATTACCATCTTCTGGGGCTTCCTCCACGCCAGGATCTGGCGCCGACTTGGTGAACAGGAACTCGTAGAGCTTGGCATTCTGGTAATCGGGCTCTAGACCAGCCGTCTCTACATGGGCAACATTGATCTCGAAGCCGCCAGCGGTCTCCGTGTAGCTGTTGATGTTATATAGATGCGCCTGAGACAGGTCTTCACCGAGGGCTACATAGATACGGTCATAGCCCTGACCTAGTAGGTCGCGCAGCAGGACCTCGACATCGTTACCTCTACTGGTTTCGTTGCTAACATGAAAAACGGTAACAAGCTCACCGTCAGCAGAATCGGTATGGAAGTGGCCGCTATTGGGTTCTTCGGTGTGATCATGGGGATGGTAGGTCCAGCCAATGGTTGAACCCACGCCAGTACTGCCGCCACCAGTAGCGCTAACAGCAGACCCACCAGCGGACATGGTCTGACGGACAAACAGGTTTGTCCACTTGGAGCCATCCCAGGTGAGAACCTGACCCTTCTCCATGGGCAGGATTGACTGGTCGACGTCTTTTAGGTCGAACAATTCGGCATCAGTGGCCACCAGGTCCTTGCTATCGCGACCATCAACGCCGTCACGACCGTCTTGGCCGTCTTTCCCAGCCCTGCCGCTGGTCACGAGCAGCATTTGGTCCTGTACGTCCTCTACAAGGCTCTGGAAGCGCTCTTCGTACTGTGTCAGGTCTACTTGTGCCGTTTTGGCTTCAGAGGCCTCTGGGGCTTCCTGGGTGTTATCTGAACGAAACTCGGTCGTAGTGGCCGTAGTCATCAAGCCACGGACTATCTGTACGCGAGGCAGTAAGCGCTGTAGCTCGGCAACAACCAGGTCGTCCTCCTCGTCAGCCTCGATCCAGATCTGCCAGGTCGCCTCAAACTCCTGCAGGCTAGGAAAACGATTAACATGAATATGAATCCCCTCTCGCCCCGACAAAACGGCCTTGCCGTCAACGATCCTAAGAGTGGCCGACAGGCGGATAATTTCGCTGCCACCGAGGATTCTAAGGATATCGGCGGAGGAAAGGATCATAGCTTTTCTGTCTCCTGCTAGGATGCCGACGTAGGTATTATAGAGCAGTATTCATTAAAACCATGGAAGTCACCGTTATTCTGGGTCTTGCACTTTTCATTGCTTCCGAAGTCCTTCCCTTTACCCCGCTTGCAGGTAACGGCCTTGTAGACGCCATTATTAAAGCACTTCGCGTTGCTTTCCCTCACGCTTCTGATACTGACAAGAAGTGATACAATGAGCGCATGAGACGCTCTTTACCCACTCAAGAGCGCCTTCGGGCGCTTTTTTCGTACCAGGATGGTCAGCTATTCTGGAAGACTGGCAGCGGCAAGGCCATGGCTGGAGACCCTGTTGGCCACCTGACTAGGCAGGGCTACATTAAGACTGGCCTAGACTATGCCGAGTACCAAGTTCACAGACTGGTATGGAAGTGGCACTATGGAACAGAGCCAGACGTGCTTGATCACGTAAACGGCATACGTCACGACAACAGAATTGAAAACCTTGAGCCCGTAACCAATCGAGAAAACATCAATAGGGGCTTTGACCGTCGGTCTGAGCTACCTCGCGGAGTCCGAAAGGTTCGCGAAAAATACCAAGCAAGAATATACGCAGATGGCAAGCGTCTTTATCTTGGCCTCTACGGAACCATAGAGGAAGCTGCAGCCGCTTACAATGACGCCCTCCGAAAAGCTGCAAGGGTTGACTGTAGAGATAATTAGGCTTCTTTGGGATCATGGGTACTATCGCGACAACCCATGGCTTAACAGGATCTACGATAACTGGTTTTCTTACTGGGTCGACTACAAGACCAAACAATCAATGGATGAAGTAGACCGACAGATAGAGGGAATGTTCCTAGAGTCGGAGATCGATCCACCAGTATTCTCCGAAGACCTTGAAGGCGAAACACCCTTAGGTGGTAAAATGGAGCTACGAGCACCGTGGCTAGATGACGAAGACAACGATTGAAGACGCCCTCACAATCCTCTTCCGAGGGCAGTCGAATGTTAAAGTGATGGCCAACGACGTTGGAATCTCTTTGGAAGAAATGCAACAGCTGTTCCGAGATTACACAGCAAAAACCCCCATAGACCCAGACGTCTGGAAAGGAGACATCGAACTGTCCTGGCCCTACAGCGGAAACTAGAATGAAGTACCAGACAACGTGGCATGACCAACTCCGCCACCTAGCAAACATCTGTTTCATTGGCACCTATCTGTTCTTTGACAGGGGAATGGTACTACAAGGAGCCTGCTGCACTGTTGTAGGGGAGCTGCTTCTTTCTCCAAGCGCAATCAAGCACCGAAGCTGGAGCACTGTTATCGTGGGAGGTATATTCCTATTTCTTGCCCTTGGAACAATTACAAGATCCCTTCTTGGTTGATTTCTTAGCTCCCTTCTTGGGGGCTTTCTTTTTGCTTGTAGCTCTAGCCGTTGAAAGTGGTAAAGGCATGGTTACTTACCGTTGATGGGAGCCATTAAGGCTAGTATAATTGCAATGTATGTTTCAGCTGCTCTTTGAAGTATGCCTGTGCTATTAGTGCATTGCTCAGGTATGCTTTCGCGACCCCTAAGGATAAGAGTTCTGCAGCCAGCAGCTCCTAGGCCCAGGAATGAAAGATGGAATACCATCAAAAAAGCAAGCATTCCAAAGGCCCAAGTAGCTTTGTTTCTCAACATTTCCAACGCCTGCGAGCAGCTTTGCCACGCTCACCAGTCCAGCTCTTGCTCCTTGCGCAGAAGGACTTGCGCCTTTTAGCATCTTTGCTACCAGGCTTGACGCGACCCGTAACTGGAGCCTTCAGGTTGCTCCCCGTAGCACTATTATACTTCTTGCGGCCCTTGGCGGTAAGCCCACCTCCCTGTTTTACTGAGCGCTTTTCGCCCCTGCCTACAGATAGGTTGGGGCCTTTTTTGCGAGTTCGCTTCTTAGCTGCCATTACTTTTTCTTCTTTTTGAGAAAAGCAGGCATCTTCTTGTCGCCTTTTTTAGCAGCGGGCTTTTTGCCAACGGGCTTTTTAGCTGTCTTAGCAGCTTTCTTGAATGCAGAAGCCTTAGGAGCGCCTTTAGCACCAGGCTTACGCATTTCTTCCTTAGAGCCAGAAGCGATGCGCTTCTTCTTGGCGTTGATGTTTTTGTAGAGTGACATTAGCTTTTCTTTTTAGAACGAGGCTTGTAGCCTGGCTTAGACTTCCGTTTTGCTCCACCTTCTGCTAGGCGAGCATTCTTGCCGTGTCCGTTCCTGGCTCTGTTCTTGCTAGCATTCTCCAGCTTAAACTTTCCACCCTTTGCATGACTGACGTCGGGACCGCCTTTACCCATGATACCCCGTGCCCGTCGCTCTTTCGCTAGCTCAGCACGGTACTTTTTGCGACCAGGCTTTGCATTCCGTTTTTTGTCGTAGGCAAGCTTCTTCTTGTAGGATTCGGGATTACTTGCGTAAAAACTAGCAGTGCTTCTCTTCTTGGCGGCCATAATTTTACGTCGTGACTTTTTAGGTTGCCGTTTTCAGTAGACTATCGTATAGGTAGCAGCTTAAAATGCTTAACAACAACAACAAGCCCAAGGTGTTCAAGCCTGCTGTTAACTGGAAGTCTCAGGTAGCATCCGCCTATCTTAAGGTCCCTAAGTCATGGAGGGAAGGGATCTGGCGCGTATGTATAGGACTTACCGCGATAAGCTCGCTAATGCTTGGCTTCGTTATATGGCAAAGGCCTGAACTCTTAATGGGGCTGCCCAGAGACAGGAGAAGTCCTGTAGAGGTGATGAGTATACACCCAGAGGTAAAGGAACAGTTGTACGAACTGATGCAAGAATATTTTTACAGGAACAGGCCTTACGGGCTTATGTTCGTCTCCTGGGAAGAAATACAGTCTTTCGTGGGATTATGGGTGCGGCCAGCTGATCAGTTTCCAGGTAAGTCGGGGCTTCATAGCATTACGGCAGATATGAGAGTCCTTGGAGGACCTTTTCTCTTTGGTGAATGCGCTCACACCGAGTCAATGGCAATGCCTGGTAGGATCATGGTCGCCTGCCCAGTTATTAACGAATACGACGTATGGGGATACGTTGCAGCTATCGTAGAGAATGACCCAGAAGTGATATCAGAAACGCTGAGGTTACTTAGCTTCTTGGCTCACAGGGCGACCGAGATCATCTACTAAGTGGTAGTTAGAGGGGTCGTTTACAAAGTTTTCGTAACTGGCATCTCCGCCAAACCTTTCAGCAGCTCCTGTCAAGCTACCGACGAGCAGACAGCTTGCAACGACACACGCGGCAATAGGGACGTTCATCACAGGTCACCTCCATCTTTATTTTTTTGGCCAGGCTCGTAGCCAACTCCACCGATCCCAGTAACAGGATCCGCAATCCCCTGCTCGGTTATCGTAACGGGAATGCTGGCGTTGACGTCCGCATCAATGTTGACACCATCGATGAATCGAGGGCCGGTTGTGTAGGTAGCTTCCATGGTTGGTTGGTAAAGGGTTAGCCCTCTTATACCTTAGAGTTCCCTGAGAAAAACGAGAACACTAGGAAAAAGGGCATCGGTTGTAACTAGTGAGACAATTCAATCTCTTTGCAGAGGTTGAGGATTTCTGCTTTAGGGAGAGCGTTCTTTAGATCATGTCCCAAGTCAAGCGCCCAGTCAAGAAGCTCGGCTTTGGTCATGCTGTCAAGGTCTCCATCTTCAGCTTGAGGCTCTTGCAGGGCATCCGTAGAGTCATAGGCAGTAGTGCCAGCTTCGACGATAATCTCAGGCTGCTTTTCAATTGGCTTGCGAGCTTCAGCCTTTTCACCTTCCTCGACAAAACCAGCTTCGCGAAGCTCTCTTGCCTGAATCGTGTAGTACGCCGTACGACGCTCGCTACCTCGAACAAAATATGTCGGCAGCTTCTTGAGGTGTGCCATAAAAAAAGGGGCCTATAAAGACCCCATAGTTTGCCGAATGTTGGGAATTCGATCAGCGTGGGAACTTCTGCAGGTGCTCCTGCAGGATGCTGATCAGCTCGTTGACGACATCTCCCTCACCCAGTGCCAGTGCGGGACTGGTAGGGGCAGGAACCTCGAAAGCGACCGTAGCCAAGCCAGAGGCCAGGCCTTCACTTGTAGCCCACTCAGCCATAGCCTCAACGTCAACGTGGTTCCAGTTACCACCGTCGGGGTTGCTGTAGGTCACCTGACTGCCAGACTGGTAGACAACCTCGGAAGGATCCAGGGTAAAGGTGCCCTCAAAGCCCTCGGCAGAGCCAGGAACGTTGAACGTAATGGTACGAGACTGGCTAGCCCAGTCCAGAGCAGCGTTGGGTTGGTTGTTGGAATCGAAGTAAAATTCCATCTGTCCCAGGCTAGTGCCCTGACCCCAGAAACGCAGCCCGGTAATACCGTAATCAGCGCGAGTCTGGCTACTGGTGGGAATGTTGGCGCGAGTGTCGCTAGTGCCACCAGCCCGATAGCCGGAGTAGTAAGGGTTGAAGTCCAGGACTTCACCACCACCGGAGACAGGGAGAGTTAGTGCCTGAAGCTGTGCCAAGCAAACCTCGACAGAGCCAGCAGTGGCAGCGTTCAGCGCAGGGCCAAACAGGGCCATCTTAGCACCGATCTCCTCGACGGTCATGTCCAGGCTATGGAAATATCCACGAGCAAGGAACTCGACGCGATCCAGTCCAGTTTCGTCTGCAGTGACGATAGGCAGGGTTGCGTCTGCACGCTCTTGAAGCGTCATGCCAGTGTAGTCGATAAATACACGGGACCAGCGGGCTTGAGAAGCTTCGTTGTCGCTCAGCTCAACGTTGTAGCCCAGGCCAGAAGGCTCGGTGTCAGAATATAGCCAATAGCCGTTGCCAGAAGCAAGGATANTAGCCTCAACGCGAGAAGGAACGGCGTCGCTCATGTAGTAGTGAGCGCCAGAGGCAGTAGGTGCGGTACCGCCCTGGATGTTAGAGCCAGATCCGGTAGGCTGATCCAGGATACGACCGGTTTGACCGTATGCGTGGTAGTAAATATCCACGCCGCTGGCGGGAACGACTTCGGTACGAACGTGGTAGTGTCCGTCGATGAAGACCTCGATGCGATAGTCGTCTGCAACACGGAAGGTGACAGGCAGCTCACCAGCGTTGCCGGTGTAGCCGATACCAGTAGAGTTGCGGCGACCGGTCAGATTGTATCCGTAGGTGGTGCCACCGAAGTAGGGCTCCATGTAGGACATCTGGAACTCGATCAGAGCATAGTCAGCGGAATCGCTAACCATCCAGGTGACGCCGTTGGCGGGCTGACCTGCGACCTTCCAGGAAAGGGTAGAGTTGTCAGTGCCAGGAACCAAACCAAAGAAACCGTAACGGTAGTAGGCGCTGGTGTTATTGGAGCACTGGAAGGTGACTTCGTCACCAGGAGTCTTCAGGGTGGCGAATTTAATCTGACGGGACAAGATGTCGCCGCTACCACCAGTGGACTGCAGTTTGCCGTCAGGAGTGTTGATCCAGTTGCCTTCGGGATAAGCGTTCTCGAAGCCATAGCCAGATCCATCGAAGGAGCTGTAGACGTACTGGTAGGGATAGTCGTTAACGGCAGCGGTAGGAGCCACGGCCTCGGTCCCGGTCTTAACCCAGGTGCCACCTTCGACATCCCAGACGTACATCTTGTCTTCGACGGTCTCGATCAGCCACTCATCGAGGTGACCGGTCGCGGGGAAGTTGGCTGTCCCAGAAAATGCACCACGATAGTACGTCGAGTAGGCGGGAGGCAGAGTGGGAACACTCGCCAGATCGTAGGCGTTGATGTAGGCACCCAGCTTGATACCGACCTTCTCGATAGTAAACTCGTTGGTACCTTCGGGGTAGCCACTGGAGGTGCTCAAGGCCATCAGCCACAGCTCTTCACCGGCAGCCTGTGGGCCTGCGTTGTTAGGTCCACCAGTCGGAAGGGTCAGACGAGGCAGGGTTGGCTCAATGCCAGTAACATCAAAGCCAGCGGTGTGGAACAGGTATTTGCCAGCCGCCAATGCTGCGGAGCCAGCCTCGTCAACATAGTTCAGCCGAGACTTGTACCAGGAGGCATCACCAGTCCCAGTAGGCTTGGTGTAGACAGTCCAATAGGGCATGGCGCCCACGGTCTTGATATCAACAACAAAGTAGGCCCCGCCGAAATCGCCCAGGGTGTAGTCGGTGGTAGGGGTATCGCCGTAGAAGTACCAGTTGATCTTGTTGCCAGCTGTGTTGCGATAATACCAGCCAGCAGCACCGCCGGGATCAGCAGTAGCAAATTCGCCATCAGCGAAAACGGTCTGATCGCTATTAAGGAGCACGGTTCGGGTGTTGGCGTCCACGATGGTTGTGGACGACACCTTGTCCCAGGTTGTTCCATTCCAGATGATGCGATCACCGCGACGCCAAAGGTTGGTGCCATCGATAGAAGTTGCACCACCTTCTGTGACAATGTAGAAATCGCCAGCAATTCCAGCGTGGGTACTGGAGGTCAACGTGGGGGTATTGGTATCAGCGTTCCAGACTCCCTGATAGACAGGATTAGAGGGAACTAGGCTGACATTGCCTTGAGCTGTAATGTAGGCAGCTGCATCGGCGGCTGTTCCGAAGGCCACGTTGTCGGCATCGGAGAACTCTGTGTAGTCGATCTGATAAAATTCGTAGACAGTGGTTCCGCTTTGTGCGGTCGCAATGTCATTGATTATATTGACCTTTGAGGGGTATGTGGCGTCAACTTCAGCTGAAAGGCAAGCGTTCCAGTAGGCTGGGCTGCTTGTCCCCTCAAAAGTGATGCAGTTGCCGTCACTGTTGCGAACGATACGGATGGTCATGGCGATTAGCGGTTAATGGTGCAGAGGGTGGTCAAAGGAGCGATCTGAACAGGGTTGTCAGAACGAATAGCAAGCAGCGCACGAGCCCGAACATCTTCCTGACTGGCCAGGTAGGCCGTGAGTAAGGGGCGATTTAGGTAAACCTTGCCGACAGTGCCTTGGCCGTAGAAGATGGGCTGGGTCGTTAAGGGGAAGATGTCTGCAACTTCGCCAGCACTGTTAAACGTTTGCCAAATCAAAGCAACTTCGATCGTGGTGTTTGCGATCTGCGGAACCACGTTGAAGTCGAAGCGGATCATAACAAAATCCCCAGGATTGCACCCGCTGAGGTCAAAGCTGCCGCCTGCAGCCGTGTACTGGAAGCCACCTGTCTCAACGGCGTTACTGTAAGGCGCCGCGCTGTAGCTGAAGTCAAACAGGTCAGTAACTCCTTCGGGCATGAACCTGCCACCGAAAAGACCTTTTGTCTCGTCGTGGTCGTTGCCTACAGGGAAATACGGAACATCATTGGCGACTCTTGCGGCGTCACTGAAGCCGAAGCGCAGCCAACGGTTGTTGTCAGCCATTTCCTGAGTGTAGGCCACCAGGGTTCCGAACTCGTTCGTTCCAACGCGGTCCGAAAAGGCACCAGTGAACTCATAGCCGCCCCTGGATGACAAAGCGCTCTCGGGCTCTCCTTGAAAGCGAGGGCCTGCAGCGCGGATGGCAAAGTGCAGATAATTGTCCAGGTCTGCGTACTGACCGTTGTCAGATTCTCCAGTGAGGGTCAGCAGGCTGGCGCTGTCAGTGCCTTCACCGAGTCCTTCGATAACGGTGTAGCCGTCTTTTTCCAGACGCGCAAAAGCGACTGTTTTGTCGAAAGCTCCTGGAGTGCCGTGGCCAACAACAAAAAGGTGAATCTTGCGATAGATTCTGCGCGTGCCGTCGACCAAATGGTCTACATACTGATCGACTTGATCTCCAAAGAGAAGGTCGTAGCCGTCAGTGGCGCGAGGTTTTGCTGTATTAGACTTTAAAGTTGAGACTTCATAGATGTGTTGAACAAGAGGCAGGTCCGCTACTCGGTTACGAGACTTAAAGAAGTTTGCAACGTCGGCGGGCTGGCCTTGCTGAATGCCGTAAATACGGTCAGCCATAGGTTGTTCCTTGCAAGAATACTCTCTAGTCTTCCGCCATTAAAGAAGCCCCCGAAGGGGCTCTTGGATATTCAGTTTATCGGGCTAGAGACTAGCGCTTAGGGCCATCAACAAGCTCATAGAACACACCGCCAACGGTTCCAGCGCTGAGGCTGTAGGAAACATTGTTGTCAGCGTCGCAGAGAGCGCCACGGATGTGAGCAATGCCCACGCCGTTAAGATCAAGGTCAGTGGCTTCAGCGATGACGACAGCCTGGCCGCCAATGGTCACGGTAGCGTCGCCACCTGACAGGCCGATGACAATAACGCGGATGGTCTTGGCGTTAGCCAGGGTCACTGCAGCGGCAGTAGGTGTGGTGGTGATTTCGGTTTGAGCGTCGAGGTTGAAACCTTCGCGGGGATACATCCCAGTTGAACGTGCACTCATAATTGAACTCCTAATAATTGTAGAGAGGTAGGAAATGCGACCTTACCAGAGCGAGGTCGTTACAAAGTAGAATACCGAATCAAGTTTCAAGAACTTCTTCAAGTTCAGCGTGAGGATCCAAGGCACTGCCTCCACCCGCAAAGATACGACGCGGATTGCTTGGGGTAACAACATAAGCGTCCCACTCAGCAGGGTGAACACCTTGATAGTTGACGTGATGACCTTCATCAATAACAGGAGGGACCAACTCCTCGCCAGTCTCTGTGTCATAGACGCCATCGACGGTCACAACGGGACCTATTTCGTCAATAGCCCTGTCAGAAGTGTAGGCAATTAAGGTCGCCTCAGAAGACTGCTCAGAGGGCTCGGACAGCCATCTAAGGGCGTCACAAGTGGTGATGAATGTAGCGCGGTCAGGGAATCGGTAGCAATACATAGTTAATCTAAAGCAAGTGGAGTTGACTCTTCTCCGACAGGAAAGACATACCCAAGCTCTTCAGCACGGGCTACAGCTTCCTGTTCGTTGTCGAAGTGTTCACAGTTAGGCTGTCCAGTCATCATCGAGGATCCAACGGTAAGCTCACTAAAGTGAACAACTTCAGGTCCGTGACAAACGACCCATTTTGTTTCAGTAAATGGTCCCATAGTTAATTAAGCGTTGAA